GTTGAATTCCCCAGCCGCATCCAGACCAAAATAATCTTGCACTGCCTGCACTTCAGAGTAGATCTGAGGAACGTCGATTTGACCAGGCCCAGAGGGAGGCAAAGCCCCTCCCGTCATCCTACCAATGGCGGGGTCAAGCGACATGGCGCACAAAGCATCTGCTGCACTACGAGTTGCTGTTAGCGAAGTGGTGAACCCATAGTCCCCAGAGCGCTGAGGAAGTTTACGGGTCACGAGCATGTTCAATCTGCGGTTCTTTATTGCCAAGGCGTTGGCGGTAGCATAGGTCTGGGCAAGTACTGTGGTCACATTCCCAAAATGCTCATTGGGAACCTCATACATACCGTAACAGTCCCGCCACTTGATTTCGTCCACAACCGTCCCGTCAAAGGCGGTGTTAAGTGGGGTTGTTCTCTGAACTCTTACAGAAGCACGACGAGATGGCTGAGGGAAGCCTACAACAACAGTGGCCGCCTTGATATCCTGGTCAGTTGCAGATCCGACGATAGTCGCGCTCTCGGTAATAGGGCTGCCGACTGGGCGTCCAGCATCGTCGAGCAACTGGACTTCGACGGTGAAAGATACACTGGTCGAGGTCTGGTTTTCCCCATCATCCTTGAACATACCTCTGGGGGCCACAACATTCACCTGCACCCGGTCCATGTTGCGTAGTTCAACAACAAACGGCCCAACCCAGGAGGAAGGCTCCAGAACCTGGCCGTTAACAGAGTTGATCCGCTTACTCGACAGAACTGGCCGGTTTATGGCAGAACCGATAGTGTATACTGGCGTGCCGCTGTTCGGCGAAGTTTCTGGCCCATAAACTTCAACTGAGGCCTGAGCAATACTGCTAATTGCAGTTGTGTCATCCCGAACATCGTGAATTTCAAATTCACCCCTGCCCAGGCACATGTAGGATACTTCAACCTCTTGGTGGTTGAGGAAGAGAGTATACGGAGCAGCGATCAGATCAGGGTAAGCTCTGACCTTCCCGTATATATCGGGTATGCGCCCATTCGGACGGGCAGTATTCTCACGACCAGAGAGTTGCTTACTGGGTGTTTGTGCTTGTCGGTTTGGGAGGTTGATATTAGGAAGTAGAAACAGCGCAGCCGCAACTGTAACAGCCAGCAGCGCCCCGACGATGATCGCGACAGGCCCTTCTGGGTATATCACCACAAATACATCTGGGGAGGATATGCTCTCCAGAGCTTGAACGTCTGCTTCATCCCTCGGCGTAACGTCCCTATCTTGAGAAATGGCTCCGGCGTAGATACGGGCGCTAGGGGGCCATACTTCAAGGCAAGACCGAATAGCCTCTCTAACAGATGTTGCATCTCTGACGACAGTAGTCGTATTGACAGGATCAAACGGATCCGAGATGATGTGGACGTTCCAAGTCATCTATAGTAACTTACCCTGGTGAACCCTCTAGTGGCAACCTCCAATTGTGTGAACTCTGGATAGTTCAGAAGATGCAAGACGCGGCCCCTTAGGTAGACCCCTATATGTGGATTGCCTAGCCTGCCATGCATGACCACAAGGCATGGATCTTGGGGGCATGCTAATTTCTCAAATCTTCTCGGAGCACTACCCACCCGTCTCCCTGGGCCCGTGAGTTCGTGCAATCTGCCACGCAGGTCTTCCCCGGTGAGAGCCAACCATACCTCAGTGGTAAAATTGAGGCAGTCGTAACCCTTTCTACGGCGTCTGTCTAGAAATGCATCAACTCGCATAGCTTAGACGCCCCTAAGCATTGGAAACCTGACAAACGTGTAGAGTTCACCTGTCCCCGAGGCATTTCTCTCTGGGGCCTCTGCGCGAATTGTGCATTGTGGGCCACGTGTTGAAACAGAAATGACTTCGTAGCGGAACGGACCAATCAAGGGAATGCTCAGGTCATCAGAACGATAGGCCCAGTAACGGAGTATCGGTCGGGTGTTATAGGTATTTGCTGCTACCAGAGCATCCATTTCACCAACAACCACAACACCTGGGTCACCAATATCAATTGATATGCCCTGAACCAGGTCGTTTGCGTCTCTATCTCTTCGAATGTTCATGGGTCTATATTCAAAAGTGGCGCTTCCTTCAGAAGGAAGCGTTACAGTTACCCCACCACGTTGATTGCGCACATAGCGGTAAACCTGCGTCATGTCAGGATGAGAAATTTCAATAAGGTCTAGTTGGGCAACATCAGCCCCGGCGGAAAGGAAATATTCCACATACGGATCTGTCATGCTGGTAGGTCCTCATTCACCAGTTTAGCGAGTAGTTGTAACACATTTCCACCTTCGCTCTGGTATGTCTCATACAATTCAATCAGACTTTCATCAGCAGAAGCATTTGCCACTGGTTCAACCATAAGAACAGCTGAAGCAATTCGTTGCATTGAACTATACTCACTGAACTGCAATGTTCCTGGGACAAATTCTGCTACATAATTAATGACCGTAAAGTTTTCAACAACCAATGGGCACAGAAACTTCTCGCCAGAAAGAGTTACTGACCTATAAAAGGCTTCCAACGCTTCTTGTGTTGTGTTGTCTACAATCCAATTGACCCGGACTGTATAGTCCGCGGAGCCAATATCAGCTCTTTGAGCCGGCAAGCCACCTCTCAAATCTACTTCTCTGTAGGAAGGAGACATGTCAACTTGATACCCATTTTGAAGGGCTGTCATATTAAGCAGCAACATCTCACACCTCAGTTGCGACCAAAGCAATCAAATCCACTCCCGCTTCGCTGGTGGGATGGACAGGACTTGCTTCAATTGCCCACAAAGAGCCACTTACGTTAGCGGAACCACCAGTAACTGATGTTACTCTCAAATTACCTGTAAAGGCTGCAATGTGCAGAGATGGTCCACTTGAACCCTTTGGCAGTTCTATCAAGAAGCGATGGGGGTAACGGCCTGCATGCTGTCTCCAAAAGGCTGTCAGATATCCGTATTCCTGGGGATCCAGACTGGACCATTCAACACTCACCTCAGCAACCTGCTCGAGTTCCATCAGCCCAGAGAAGCGGGAAGGGGAGCGCAGGGCGGTAGAGCGCCTTGCAGGGGCCAGGGAGAAGCTAAGGGCCATATCTGGGGGGAGCACCAAGGTGCGCATTGCTGCTAGCTCCTCCGCGCTCTGGCCGTGGTGTTTGCCTCCAGGGCCTTCCGGGTCTTGGAATTCGGCTGGGCTAGGTCGGCGGCCACAACACCTGCTGCCTCTCGCTGAACAACCCGCCGAGCGATAATCTCGATCTCCCCATCACTGCGCTCAACCACTTCGTGTTGAACGCCGGGCGCATAATTAGCAATACTGACATTTACGCCGGAGGAGGGGCGGTAGTCACCCCGGTTCATAGCTTCCAACTCAGGCCGCCAGCGGCGAGTTGCTTCTGCATGAGCAACAAATTCCTGGCCATGGACTACGCCTGCAATTGTTGAGCGACCCACTCCGCCTGTCCAGCCGCCCTCTTCAAATCCAGGAACAATGGCGGAGAGAACCGCCAGCCCCTTTGACAAGGCAGTAGTGCCGACCAGAGCGGCGGCAGCCGGAGCCGCGTTGGTCCCCAGGGTGGCGAGGGAGGCCAGTGCAGCAGCAGGAGCCCAGGCGGCGGCTGTGGCTGTGGCAGCAGCAACCGAGGCAGCAACCGAGGACGCCATAAGGGCCTTCCCGATAGTCGCCTGTAGCAGCATATTCAAACCAATCTGGACTAGTGCACTGATCAGCTGAGTTAGGATCTGGCGGGCCACATTTCCAATAGCCTCACTGAAGCTATCACCGAACACGATAGCCTGTGCGACTGCGTCCCCAATACCCTTGACCAAAGTGCCCCCTGGGCCAAAGATCTGAGCAACCTGCCCTCCGATATTGGTAAGGGCCTCGCTCGCGACTGTCTGCATGATCATCCACTGCTGGACGAATGACTCAGAAAAATTGGTTGGCTGAAATGCTTGCAAGGCTTGAAGGTTCAGGTCTCTCATGGCTGTCTCGTATTCACGGACAGTCAGTTTACCCTGGTCCATCAAGTCGTTTATGGCCCTGTGACGCAGAGCCACTTCTTCCATTGGACCCCTGAGGTCATCCAGCAACTGGCGCTGCTCTCGGAGCAATGTGTTCTGGTCAACAAGGGCTTCCACCCTCCCCTGTTCCCCCTCGTTCAGCGCCCTGCCGATGCGCTCTTCAAGTTGCATGATAGCCGCGCGCAATTCACGCTCATTTCTATTGAGAGAAAGAAGTTTGTTCTCCCTCTCAATTGCTGACATTTCTTCATCAATGGTACTCTTGTCTCGAGCGGCTTGAAGAGCATCAATCTTTGCGGAAGCGAGTTCTCGCTCCGTGGTGGTCAGCCCACGCTTGAGCTCATCTTCCAGCTGGTAAAGCATCTGAGCTTTTTCTCGCTCACGATTTGCCATACCAAGAAGTTTGATTTCTCGATCAACTTCATTGAGAAATTGCTGAAGAGCAAGTCGTGCCTCATCCTGCGATTGAGACATACTCTTATTGCCTGCGGCAGACCCATCCTTGCGCAAAGGTGTGGCTGCCCCTCCTGGGTTGAGGGCACCACTCTTCTCCTGGGCCATAGCATTAGCCCGTGCCCGCTTCATAACTTCAGCAATTGAATCCCCTACATAGTCCTTCGTCAAAGCATCTCGAGCTGAACTTGAGAAGTCTTCAACAAACTGGCGGCCAGCTGCACCAGCTTCTCTGCGAGGCACACGAATAGTAACATTGTCTAGGAAGCCACTCAAGCCAGCTGCGGCTTCTTCGTTAATGAAAGAAAGCGCTGTAGCAATCCCACGCAGAGGAGCCTGCCAAGCATTGAATAGAGCTTCAGCGGCAGTGGCCCCAAGGTTGACAACAGCCGTGAAGATGACGTCCATCAGCCCAGGGAAGTTGTCCCAGGCTAGTTGAACAGTTCGGAATGCCAATACCCAGAAGCCAATGAAGGCATTGACAACAGATTTTGCTATCTGCAGCAAGCCACCCAACACTTCGCTTGCCGTGGTTCCGAATGCAGCGAAAAGGGTTCCAACAGTGGCTACTGCAAATTTCCAGGCTTCCTGGAACAGAGCGACCGCCCCAGAAATACTCTCGCCGATAATCTCAAATGTCGCGACGAATACGTCGCCGAGAGAGACCACCCCATCTTCTGTGACCTTGATGTCATCAGAAAACACATAGAGTAGAGCAATGATCGCTGTTAGAGCTACAGCAATGGCCCCGATGGGGTTCGCTGCGATAACCGCATTCAAACCCATAACCGCCCCTTGGGCGCTTTTCATGGCCACACCAAATAGAGCTGAGATTGCAGTTGTGGCCCCAAGCGCTCGCTCCAAAGCGAGCAGCGGGCCGAGAGTAGTCATGATGGCACTACCGATAGCCCAGGAGGCAAAAGCTGCGCCGGTTGCTAGGACCAAGGGAACGATGTTGTC